CATAAGGTTGATGTTCACGAAATTATCACAATTACTTCTGTAAAAGCATCAGTTTTAAAAACCCCTGTTGGTGCTCTTATTAGCGTATTTAAAGTAAATGCTGATGGAACAAATGGTGTCGAATATACATTGGGTACACCTGCTTCAGAAGCTTTAGAGTTTAGCATTGCTTCAAAAGAATTAACTTTTAACGTTGCTGTAGCAGACGGAACTAAATTCCGTGTTTATTATTATGCCAATACAGATGCAACTGCTAAAACTGTAAAGGTATCCAGTGACATGTTCGGTGGGAGTTTTAGAATCGTAATTGATGTTCTTGTTGTTGATGAATACACTAAAGAAGCATTCCAAGGACAATTGATTGTGCCGAATGGCAAATTCGAAGATAATTTTGACCTAAGTTTTGCTGCCACTGGAGATCCTGCTGTTCTTGATCTTAATATTGAGTGTTTAAAGTCTCCAACTTCTACTACGATGTGGGAATTAGTTATTTATGACGATGCATTACTTGCGTAATTGACTTAATATAATTGTTGGTAGTGATTTAATCGTATCCACAATTATAAAATAATGGAGGATACTATGGAAAAAAATAATTTATATGATAAGAATATACTAAAAGAAACTCCTAAAATTATTGAGGAGATTCCTAAAAAAATAATTGAAGTAAAATCCTCAGAGTTTAGAGTTCTTAAAAAGGAAGATGATTCAGCGATTTTAAGCGTCCAAGGTTGGCGTATGCGTGTATATTTTGATAAAGGTCTAACAGATGAACAAAAAGATAAAGTTGCTAACGGTAAGTATATTGCAGTTAATTATGTTGGAAATTTAGAAGATGTATTTTCGATTCAATTGCAACATTTGAATAAGATTTAATAAATAATTTAATATGGTTTCTATTTGATTTTGCAAGATTAAATAGAGTAATTAAGAAGACTATATTATCCGAGATATAGTCTTCTTTCCCATTTTTCTCTATTCGGGAAGGAGAATGATAAAATGTTAATAACTAAAGAAGTAACAACAACATGGAATCCAACGACAAGAAAATATTATGAGGACTTAGGATATACATATACAAAACAACACGCAGAATTCATTGTAAAAATAGAAGATTTACATAAAGGTTCTAATTCAAAAATAGATTACCAATGTGATTTATGTGGAGAAAAAGCATCCATAATGTTCTATGAGTATAACGAAAAGAAAAATAAATATGGTAAGGATTTGTGTTTAAAGTGTGTTCATAAAAATATTACTCAAACTACAAGAAAACGAAATGATGATAATTATTCTAGACATGACACTCATGAAAAAAGAAAAGCCGACTTGCAAAATTACTTGTTAGAACATAAAACTTTAAATAAAATGACAACTAATACGTTTGGTAAAAGGTTATATGACAATTTTAAAAGTTACAAAGATGATGTATATGATACTGCAATCGAGTTAGGATATAAAATTGAAGATATTTCTAAAACAATGCCAAAGAACTATTATGTAAATTATCCAGAAATATTAAAAGATAAATTAATATCTTTTACAACTGAATATAAAAGATTTCCTAGAATAAAAGAAATGGAAAAAATATTACAAATCAATACTCATTTTATTAGTGATTTTGGAGGACTTGATGAATTTAAAAAATTAATAAATTATGATGATAGTAAAGATTTAATCGATTTGCGAGGAGACTATAACCGTTCGATAGCTGAATTAATAACGGCCAACTACTTTTATTCACAAGGATTAAAAGATAAATATAATAGAGAACAATATCCATTTCCAAAAGAGGATAGGTATTTTAGGTCTGATTTTACCTTTTACTTAGAAAATAATAAGGAATTGCATGTTGAGGTATGGGGATTTAGAGAGAGTGAAAATAGCACTGAAAAAGCAATTCACTATCAAAAGACAAGAAAATTTAAAGAGGTTTTATATGAAAAATATTCTGATGATATAATATTGATAAGTATAAATTATGAATTATTTGATAAGAAATATGATGAAATTCAAAAACATTTATATAATTTGTTTTCACCATATGTTAATTTAAAATTTAAAAATGTATCGTACAAAAAATTGCTGTCACCATCTCTTTTAACGGATGATGAATTATTTAATGAAGCAATGATTGTAAGTCCAGATGGAATAACATTGCCAATGACATCTGATTTAATTAAACATAGTGCAGGATTATATTATCAAATATTAAAACGTGGTTACACATATGGAGGATTTGCTAAAAAGTTTGGAGTGAAAACAAAACAAGATAAAATTGAATGGTCTAAAAAATTAATATTTGAGTATTTTGAAGAGATAATAAAAGTTGGTAAAGTGATTAATATAAAATCTATGAATGAACAACATAGTAATCTTGCAGATATTCTTAAAAAATATGGGTATGTAACTAAATTAAAAATAGAATATTTCAGTAAGATTAATTCAATTCCAGAGCAAGAATTAAAATGGATTAAAAATTTAATTGACAAAGATATAAACTCTACTGCAAAATATTCTAAAAAAGACATTGATAAAGCAAAACAAATACTAGAAAAACAAAAGGAGTATCCCCAATAATGAACAAACCTAAAGACCTATCAATAATCAAAAGAAAACTACACACCAAAAAACATTCCAATCTATTAAATAACATCACAAGACATGTTGGTAATTTAACCTCAGATGATATGGATGAAGTATTAGATATTTTTGGCAATGATTATATGCTTGGAATTAAATATTGGTCAGGTAGAAAACCTTGTAGTGTAAAAAAGTATTTTGAAATGAAAGATGAATATTTATTATCAGAGAACAAAGAAATGGTTAATATTGAAGATGATTTTGAAGATAATTATCTAAACATAAGAGAGGTATTTATTTGTGCTAGTGATTATGATTATCTGATAAACAGTGAAGATGAGCAGAAATATAAATATAGTGAAGATGATAAAGAGGAACTTAGGAAAATATATTTAGTAAAATAATTATAGGAAATGTACAATCCTATAATTATCCCACACACCAAAACCCCAAAAACATCAAAATAAGGAAAGACAGACAAAACCAAATTGTCTTTCTTTCCTTATTTTTTACTATTTATCCATATATAATCAACAACCACATCTCCAATAAATCACTGATTTTATCCTAATTCTCAATATTTTTGACTTCTAAACTCCTTGATATACAAGGGTTTTATAATCCATAAATAACAAAATCAAAAAATAATAAAGAAAGGAATGATTAACAATGATAGGTCAATTACTCCATTCAGGTTTTATAAGCAGTCTTCCAATAGATAAAATAGGCGATGCAAACTATGATCCTTGGTACGTATTACAATCCAACAATGAATTAATCAATTTTACAGACTCTAATGGAAACAAAGCATATTTAAATTCATTGTTTATAGAAGCGGAAAATACAAATTTATATATTAATATTGGAGGATATATTCTTTATGTCCCTGCTAATGAATCTAGAGAATATAATTTTCAGGGGATAAAATCTATTCAAGTAATGAATTTAGCAGGAGTTAAATTGCGGTTTAGTGGACAATATTTCTAAAAGAAAGAAGGTGAAAAATAATGCCAATAAAAGGCAATAATAATATTATAAAAACTGGATCAGATTTATTTATATCTTCTGGAACAGCGATAAAACCAACAATTACATATAACAATGGTGGAACAGTAGATATAGGTGAAGGAACTTATCGATTCTTTCATAGTATAAATTATATAGGAAATATAAGCGAACATATAATATCTGAAGCAACAATAAGTATACCAGATTTGACAACATCGTACATTGTAGCAAATTATAATTCTGGAAATCCTGAATATTCTACAACTACAGATTTAGCTTCCATTAATTTTTCTAGCAATATTGCAGTATATACAATCTCACGGGTAGGAGACACAAATATAGATATTTTGGATTGGGATGAACCTGCTTATGCTTTGGGTAATAAACTTCTTCGTAGAGATATGGAAACACGTAGATTTGATAGAATAAATGGTTTAACTTTATCTGAAGATGTTGGTAGGAAAATTATTATTTCTTCTGGTGCCGTATGGCAAGGATCATATAGAAATTCAAGAATACAAGTAGATTCAATTATAAATAATTGTATTTTGGTTACTACAAATGGAACTGGTTGGGATAATGTTTCTATTACGGCTTATAATAATTCTCAATATGATAATGGTTCAGGTGTGACAACTTTAACAGATGGAAATTATGCAGTAAATTGGATATATAGAGGAATGGGAATAAATGCAGAATCGATAATAGTTTTTCTAGGTATTGGTGATTATACATTAGATCAAGCGAAAGCTTCTCAACCTCCAAATGTTCCAATTAGTGCATCAACAAATGCTATGCTTGTTGGGAAAATAATTGTCTTAAAAGGATCTACAACAGCAACTCAAATTGATAGTGCTTTTCAAACATTGTTTGCTCCTTCATCTGTACTGCCATTTGCCTATAATGAATGGAAAATATATACCCCAATATTAGGAGCTTATACAGGAGGTACTGCACCAACATTAGGGGCAGGTTCTATTGTAACGGGGTTATATAAAGTTATCGGTAAGTCTTTAAAATGTAAAGTAACTATATGTCAACAAGATATAGTAGGAAATGCAGGAAGTGGACATTATACAATATCTATTCCAGATGGATATACTATTAACACTTCATTGATGCCACTTGCTACGAGTGATCTTATAAACCAACCACAGTCTTCGGCAGCAGTATTAACAAAGATTCCATGTGGGTTTGGATTTGTCAATTCTGGTGGAGGAACTAATGGAGTTATTCAGGTATGTCCAGCTACAACAACAACGATTGCTATGCTTGGTGGAGTTGGTTCTGGTGCAAAATTTATAGGTTCATTATGGTATCAAACTAGCATTGTATATCAGCAATATTCAATAGAATTTGAAGTAGCTATAAATTAATAAAATAAATAAAATAAATTATAATAAAGGCATAATCAGATGTTTGGTTGTGCCTTTGTTTTGATATGGAGTGAAAATATAATTAATAATCAAAGCTATATACATGCATATGACCTTTCTATGGAATCAACAGGATTTTGCATATTTGATGAAAATATGAATCCTGTATTAATTGATTCTATACCAACCAAGAAAAGCCAATCTCATGGCAAAAGACTTAAAGTAATTGCAATTAAAATGGCAGAATTAAAAACCAATTATCCTACTAAAACAATTGTGATCGAAAGAGGATTTAGTAGGTTTAATATGGCAACTCAAGTAATTTATCGCGTTCATGGTGTAACAAACTTGTTGTTTTATGACTGTGATCAGATATACTACCCTCCTAAAACCGTCAAAGAAGCAATTTTAGGTGGAAATGCAACTAAGAAACAAGTAGCAGAAGAAATTAAGAAAAGATATCCTGATGTGGTTTTTAAAACAGACGATGAATCAGATGCTATGGCAGTAGGAATTACATATTTAATTAAAACTGGGAAGTTGGAATGGATTAAGAGTATTGTGGTTAAGGAGAAGAAAGTTAGAGTTAAGAAAGATAGTAAGGAAAAGGTTGTTAAAGATGTTAATAAAATAGATAAATAATATTTAATAAATAAATAATTTAATCAATTATAGAACTCAGGCACTTCATTAATATGAGGTGCTTACTTTGTGTGATTGATTATGTTGCACAGTAAACAGACTAGGGTAGCTCCTGAAAGTCACAAGTCCTAGTGATTGTCTGTTTATTACTTTTTAGAGGTAAGGACGAATAATACGAAGGATGGTGTTGTAATAATGGGAAATACATATACAGATGAAGAACTAATAGAACTTTATAAGAAATTCGCTCTAAAATTAGGTAGGACTCCTTTACAAAAAGATATTAATGAGGAAAGAAAAACAGACAAAACATTACCTTCTTCTCCTGTTTTAAGTAGAAGATTCGGTGGATTAACTAATTTAAATAATATCTGTGGATTAATAATGCATTATAAATATTATACTGATGAAGAAATGATGAAATTGCTATATAATTTTTATTTAGTCAATGGATTCCCGACAAAGAAAATGATTAGCATGGATAATTCTATGCCCCATGCAGAAGTGTATTGTAAAAGGTTTGGTAGTTTTAAGGATGCAATTATTAAGGCAAATATTCCAATTCCAAAACACAAAGAAGGAAGATTAAATGATAATTTCTGCGAATTAACCAAAGAACAACTTTTGCACCAATTAGAAATTGTAATTAAAGAGAATGGTATTATACAGACCAATAAATTCAAAGAATATGGACTTAAAAGTTTCAGAGTTTACAGAAATAGATTTGGTTCATATAAATCAGCATTGCAGTTAGCAGGTATAGAAATACAGGATGATATTATGAGGAAGTATTTCTCTGAATTTAAAAATATAACAAATGATAAATTGTTGGAATATCTCAAAGATTTTTATAGTAAATTTGGAATACCTACTACAAGGATACTAAAATTCAATAAAGATATGCCTAGTGATTCTTTATATAGAGAAAGATTTGGTAGTTTTCAAAATGCACTTATAGAAGCAGGTATTTGTATCCCGGAGAGTAGAGAATGGTTGTATGATAGAAAAAGAGTTAATGATGAGGAAATATTGGAGATCGTTTCAAAATATATACATAACAACTTCACTGAAAAAGATAGATTGCCAAGTTTAAAAGATTTATATGTTCTATGTAATGCTCCAAGTTATAGTGTTTTAAATAATAGATTTGATACAACTGAAAAATTTTATAATCAATTAGGTATTAATTACTTAAGTCATAATATAAAAGCATTTGAATTAGATATGATTGAAAATTATAAAAATTTAAAAGAAAGTTTAGGTTACGTTCCAGATAGTAGAGATGTTGATATGGCTAGTAAGAAAGGATTATGCCAAGGAATGAAAACGTATTCTGAGCATTTTGGAAGTCTAATTAAATTTCAAAAAATGTTGGGATATGAACCTACTGCAAATCTTGGATTAATGATCACCAAGGAAGATGCATTACTTGAATTAAAAGAATTAGGTATTTCTTTAGGAAGATTACCTACTCAAAAAGATACAAATGAATGTGAATGGACACCATCTCAAGGCTACTATCATCATAATTTTGGATCATATGGAAAAGCATTAATTTTAGCAGGATTTGATAGCACTTGGTACAATCGCAAAGTAATGATTACTCCCAAAGGCAACTTAGCGTTTTCTTCCTATGAATATGATTTTACTACTATGCTTGAAGAAAATAATGTAGAATTTATTAAAGAAGATTATTATAAAAATCATATAATTGGTTTTCCAGAAAGACTTCAATTTGATCATGTCCTTTTTATTGATGGTAATACATATTACATAGAGATTTTTGGAATTATGGAGTATGAATGGTATAGAAATAAAACTATTAGAAAAATAAAATTGTGTGAAGATAATAATTTAAAACTAATTGACTTTTACAAAGAAGATTTCAAAAAGAAAAATAGAGATCAATTATTCGAAATGCTAATGGAAAGAATTAAAGAAATAGATAATAAATAAAGGAAGTGTATTGATGCCAAGAGAAACATTTAAGAAACAAATAACCTCCCCAGAATTAACAGCACAATTTAATCCTGAGAATGTAAAATTAGTCCAAAGATTTCTAAAATATAAAAATACCTCTAAAAGCGATGGTACAGTGACTGGTTACACTAGTGATTTAAATATTTACTTTACCTGGAATTTATTGGAGAATGATAACAAATTATTCACAGATATGAAGAAGATTGAATTTGCAGATTTCTTTAGTTATGGAGTAGAAGAGTTACATTGGAGTGCTAATAGGTTTAGTAGAATACGTTCTGCTTTAAGTTCTTTATCTGAATTTATCGAAAGATTTTATGATGAAACGTATATTAATTATCGCAACATTGTATTAAAAGCGGTAGATTTAATGCCAAAATCCCCTGTTAGAGAAAAGACAATATTATCTGAGGAGCAAGTTGATAGTTTGCTTAATCATCTTAAAAATACACTTAATAGACCAAACGAAGCATGTTTACTAGCATTAGCAATAAGTTCAGGGGCACGGGTTGCAGAATTGCTCAGATTTAAGACTTCTATAATTGATGAGAATAATATTGCATGGGATTTATTTTTAGAAACATTAAAACCAATCAAGACAAAAGGTTTTACAAAACAGGGAAAAATGTTAACGAAATATATAGTAAAAGATTTATTTTTGCCATATTATAAAGATTGGTTAATTGAAAGAGAAAAAATAATGATAAAATATAATCAAGAACATGATTCTATTTTTATTACTAGAGATGGTAAACCAGCAACGTTACATACTATTAGAGGTTGGATTGAAAAATGGGAAGAGTTCTTAGGTGTTCCGACATATTTCCACAATTTTCGACATTATACAGTAACTTATTTAACAAAAATAGGTTTAGAGTCCGATTTTATTATTGAAATTATGGGATGGAGTTCAAGTGAAATGTATCGTATTTATAATGATTTAACAGCAAAAGATAGAGAATGGAAGGGTTTAGATAAACTTAAAATACATCTAAATGATAAAGAGGTTATTGAAGACAATAAAATAGAAGACTTTAAATAAATAACAATCCAAGGGATTAAAATTACAAATTAATCCCTTCCCCATATCTCTCATTCTAACCCATCCAATCCATCCACCCCAAATAAAATAAAAGGACATTTTCATAGGATATTTGATACTCTGAAAGTGGCCTGTAGCAAGGATTTTATGATTTGTAATATTCCATAAATATAATAATTTAATAAAAATTTAAGATAGATTAAACACCTTGAGATAATTAAGGTGTTTTTAATGTGTCTTAAATATGACACAAAACTAGCAGGATAGACTGATCATCGACAAGACACAAGCCTTAGTGTTTTCCTGCTTCTCTTTTATTAATTAAGGCAAACAAATAATACAATATGAAAGGCGGTATTAAACAATGATGGTAGAAGAAATTGAAGAAGTAGAAATTTTAGATCCCTATGGTTTTATTTACATTACAACAAATATGGTAAATGGCAAGAAATATATAGGACAGTGTAGATTTAATCGTATTAATAATTGGGAGAATTATTTAGGAAGTGGAGTTTATTTTAAAAAAGCAGTTAAAAAGTATGGGAAAGAAAATTTTTATAAAAGTATTGTAGCGATTGCTTATACAAAAGAAGAGTTAGATAAATTGGAAATTGAGTTTATTATAAATCATAATGCCGTAGAAAGCGATGACTATTATAATCTTGTTGGTGGAGGAAATACAACTATTGGATTCCATTGGTCTGAGGAAGGCAGAAAAAAATTAAGAGTAAAGAAAACAGAAGAAACAAAAAGAAGAATGAGTGAATCAAAAAAGATAGGATATAAAAATGGTAATTTACCAAAAATAAGAAAGGTTATATGTATAACAACGGAAGAGATTTTCGATTCTATAACTTATGGGGCAGAGAAATACAATATTGAAACATCTGGAATAATAAGATGTTGCAAAAACGAACGAAAATCGGCAGGTAGCCACCCCATAACAAAGGAAAAATTAAAATGGGTATATTATGACGAATATAATTCAAAAAGCTACACTTCTTCCACAATTAACTTTTGTAAAATCATATGTTTGACAACTGGAGAAATTTTTAATTCTATTAAAGAAGCAGAAAAAACATTCAATATATTTAAAGGTGGAATTTTAAAATGTTGTAAAAATAAAATACATTCAGCAGGAATACATCCAGATACAAAAGAAAAATTAGTATGGATGTATCATAATGAGTATATTTTAAAGACTAAGGATGAAATTAATAATATAATTATAAATAAAAATATAGATAATAGATACAAACAAGTAATATGTTTAAACACAAAGGAAGTTTTTAATAGTGCATTAGAAGCATCAAAAAAATATAATATTGATAATTCAGCAATAATTAAATGTTGTAAAGGAAAATTAAAATCGGCAGGTAAAAACACAATTAATAATAATAAAATGGTTTGGATGTACTATGAAGATTACATAAAATAAAGCGTCTTGTAAACAGCAAATAAATAATAAAAAGGAATGGTGTTAGATGGTAATCAAATCCAAAAGGATGAAAAGATTTTTGTATAATTTAGGGTTTGAGTTCACTTTAACAAATAGTGATGGTAAAGAAGGATATTTATTTCAAGAAAGTGCAGAATTGAAAGAATCAATAGCGTTTTATTATAAAATAAGGAAGACTTTTGAGAATAAATAATCCTCTCAATTAAAGAGGAGGTCGAAAGACTAAATGAAGAAACTAAGAGTTAGTGATGTAGTTACAATTAAACAAATAAAATTATGGAATCTAGGAGACATCATAACAATAAAAGCAGGTACAGGCGTAGGTAAGAGTTGGTTAATCAAAAATATACTCTATGCTATTGCAAAAGGTGAAAATAAGAAAATATTAATGCTTATACATAGAAGCAATTGTACAGAACAATTTATTGATGAAATATCAAGAGATGGCAAATCAGATGTAATAGATATTAAGACATATCAAAAACTAGAATACAAAGAGTTAAAATCATATTTTAATGATTTAAGCGAATACAAATACATAGTTTGTGATGAATTCCATTACTTTATGTCTGACGCGTCTTTCTCAAAAACAACTGATATGTCATTTGATTTAATATTGAGTCAATCATCTGCAATAAAGATATTTATGAGTGCCACTGGAGATCAAATGAAGAGATTTATTAATGATAATAAAGGAATAGAAACAGTAGACTATGAATTACCTATTGATTTTGATTTTATTGAGGATTTATCTTTCTTTCACAATGATGAGACTTTTGATATGTTTATGGATGAAATAATTACAAGAAATGAGAAAGCAATATTCTTTATTCAGTCTGCAAAGAAAGCATATGAATTGTGTAAAAAATATAAGGATTATTGTTTATTTAATTGCAGTAAGCATAATAGTGATTATTATAAATATGTAGACAGAACAAAGATTAAGGAAATGCTAAAGAATGAAAGATTTGAAGAATTAATCCTTATTACAACAACTTGTATGGATGCAGGGGTTAATTTAGTTGATGAGGAAATAAAGCATATCGTATGTGAAGTTGAAGATACTGGAGTCCTTATACAGTGTGTAGGCAGAAAAAGAATACAAGACGATGAAGATAAAATTCATTTGTATATCAAAGTTATTAGCAAAAATTCTTTAGGAGGGAAAGAGACTCAATTAAAGAAGAAAATACATATGGCTAATTTCTTAAAAGAGCATACAGTAAAAGAATTTATAGAAGAATTTCCAAGACAATATGGTTTATGACAATGTTGTAAAGGAAGATAATAAAGGGACTAAGAAAATAAATGAATTAATGTTTTTCAAATGTGAAGAAGATTTATCTGAAATATTGATTATAAAAGCATATGGGAAATATGGATATTGTAAATATTTAAAGGAGATTTTTGGAGTGGAAAATTATAGAATTATAGAAGAACAAAATGCAATTGATGAGTTAGAAAAATATTTGGATAGAATTATTGGTAAGAAATTATTTAAAGATGAGCAAAAAGAATTAGCTGTAAAAGTCAATATCAAAAGAAATGGTAAATTAATGAAAAGTTATGATACTTTAAATTCTGGTTTTATAGAGGATGGAATTGATTTTCTAATTAAAGCAGATACAGATTGGAATAGAAAATTAGAAGATGGTTCTAAAAATAAACAATATGGAAAAATTTATTGGATTGTATATAAATTAATAGATAATAAAAATAATAATTAAAATAAATATTATTGCCAAGGTTTTGGATGTAACCCTCTTAATAAAGATTACATCCAAAACCTTGGCAAATTGAATTAAATTATATAATATTACCAAAAAAACAATAATAAATAAATTTATAATTATCACAATAATCTCATGAAGTAATTTTGGGACACCAAAATTGCTGAAATGACTTCCGTAAGGACAAATATCAAATTAAATAATAAATAATTTCATTATAATTATCTTGTGACATGTCATAATAACCTAACGAAGCAAGGTCTTGTATTGCTATGTCGCAATACGCTTCTAGCCATTTCGCTAACGCTCAATGACTAGGATTTGATCATTTGCTTAAATGATTTGTTAAATTTAAATTACTCTTAATACCTTCCCTCATCAAATAACAAAACCAATAAATAAAATAAATGTCACAATTAATCACATAAAAAACATTGAAATTTCCTTCTCTTACATATATACTAAACACAACAAACAAATCCAAATAATCAAAAAATAGTAAGAGGAGGAAACAAATATGAAATTAAAACTTAAATCTAATCCAAAAACAAAATTCCCCAAAAAACTATTAACCACAATTTCCACAATCACATTATCTCTATCCCTACTACTAACCCCTATCCTAACATCACCAACATTAGCGTCTGAGGTAAATACATCACTTCAAGTATCAAATTCAAATACTATTTCACAAACTGCATCAATAAAAACAGTTAAACCAACAAAAGTAACACTAAACAAGAAAACAACAACCATAAACATAGGATTAACTGAAACATTAATTCCTACTATATCCCCCTCTACAGCAACAAATCAAAATGTAACTTGGAAATCTAACAATGTAAAAATTGCTATTGTAGATTCTGAAGGAATTGTCACTGGAATTAAAAAAGGAAGAGTAATTATTACAGCAACAACGGTTGACAGCAAGAAAACTGCTAAATGTGTAGTCACTGTAAAAACTGCTCCAATTATAAATGTTACAAGTATTAATTTAGATGAAGAAAATATATCCATGAATGTTGGTGACAGTGATATTTTAACAGTTACAATTACTCCAGACAATGCTACTAATCAAAGTGTAACTTGGAGTTCTAGTGATGAATCAATTGTAACAGTAAATTCAGAAGGTGAAATAGAAGGAGTAAGTTCAGGAGATGCCACTATTACTGCAACAACAAAAGATGGGAATAAGAAAGCAACTTGTGAAATTACTGTAATTGCTGTAGAAGATGATACTCCAATTGTAAATGTTGAAAGTGTTAGTTTAGATAGAAAAATCATATCTATGAAAGTTGGAGAGAATGAAATATTAACTGCTACCATAAATCCTAATGATGCCACTAATAGAAATCTAATTTGGAATTCTAGCAATGAATCAGTATTGACAATAGATCAAAGTGGTAGAATAACAGCAGTAAGTTCTGGTTCATCAGATATTACTGTTGCATCTACAGATGGTAATAAGACAGATATTTGTAAAGTTACTGTAGAGAATGTTGAAACACCATTAACTATTAATTCAATTGCAGATATTTATCAAACTATTAATCAAAATGATTCATATTCTCCTCCGACAACTGTAGAAGCTTTAATGAGTGATAATAGTAAGAAGCAAGTAGGAATTACATGGAATATTCCAAACTTAAGTTCTTTGTCATCCACTTCAATAATTAATGAAAATGATTTAACAAATGATTTTAACAAGGAATCATTAGAATCTTTAAAATCATTAACTAAATCAAATTCTATATTTAATATTGAAGAAAAAGAAAAAATGGAAAACAAAATTAAAGAAGAAAAATCAGATTTTGAAAATTCATTGGACATAAGCAATACAAGAACACAATTATTATCAGTTCTTGCAATTGATACAAGTAAATCTGGAATATTTACATTCTATGGGAATGTTGATGGATATAGTAAACAAGTAAAATTAACATTAACTATAAAAGCAATTAGTTCTGTGAAGTTTTTTCCATTATTATCTGATGTACCGATGCCAGTAGGGTATGATTATAAGAAAGTTTCAGTAACTAGTGGTACTGTATTTTATTACTATGATATGAATGCTTTTAGTTTTTTGACTTTTTCAGAATCAATAAAACCTTATGGATGGTCGTATTATGATAGTGATGTTGATTATCAAGGTTATTCTATATTTTATTTTAAGAAAGGTAGTTCTTTGATAGGAATGGCATGGATTGGATATGACAGAGTTATTTACGGGAAAATTCGTTAGAATTGTTTTGTTTTGAATTAAAATTTGACCTCTGATTTGTTTCAGAGGTCTTTTATTATGTTATCACAAGCGTCAGGACTGTCTGGGTTGAGTCAGAATTTGTTGTTGGTGTGATTGTATGGGTTGGATTGATTTTTTGTATTTGGAGAGGATTTGTGATGATTATGTGATAAAATTATCAAAAGAATAGAGACTCTAGTGGATTTAGAGTCTCTTTATGAATAAGATTATTTATTTATATTTATATTATACAATCTCATGTAATCTATACATTTCTTCTACTAAAACATTCACCTCGTTCTCATACAATTTACATGCAATGGAATATAATTCATCTATCATGCCAATTTCCTCAATATATTCTAATTTGCTTCTTAATTTAGATTTATGGGTTTTATTATAAAATTCCATTCTAGCATTTATTCTAGTTTTATATTTTAATTCAAATGCTTTGTAAAGTTCAGACCATCTATCATTGAAATTACTGCATTTCATTACCACACGATTAAGAATTTGTCTTTTGGAAGCAAGAGGTATGTCTTCTACCAATCCTTTAATAATATCAGATTTATAATCAATATCATTTTGTTGTTTAGCAATTATACCATTTTGATTAGTGATTACAGCTAATGTTGATTTGAATAATAGTTTTGTTGGTTCGTCTGCAAATGGTAAATATGTATTGATGAATTGTTCTGGATCTGCAACAAATCCTCCTGTCTTACGAATTGTAGGAAGAACAATATCAAATACCCACGATTCAAATTTTTCAGCAGAAGGAAGTTTTGATCTAGCTATAAGTCTATATAGATTTCCCTCTGTGATTAAGTTTATTTCTTGCCTTCTACCCATATTATCTATGACCTCGTGTTTCACGACCCCATCTTTTTTACAATGTCTTCCAATAGCATCGTGTGGATTTGCATATCCTAACATTGTTGCCGTAGATGTTGCTCCAAAATATTCTTTACCATTAATTGTGCAAATTTGCAATTCTCCAAATTGCTCATTCATAAATACTTGTAATTCAGTTGTCATTGTTGTCATGTTTTTATTTACCTCTTTCTTTTAATTTTATTTTTGTTTATTACTTATAGGGATGCTAAAATTTTTACACTCCTTTAAAGGTAGTACTAACCTTGCCCTCTCCTTTGTACACTCCTTATGTATCCGTACTACTCAGGCCCATCTCGAATGATAATTATCCACTCCTTTCTATCCTTATATAGTATACCATAATGGAGTTTGATTTGTAAAGTAAGAAATAAAATTAATTTTAGGAGGTTCCAAATGAAAGTTGGAAGAAAAGTCACAAATTATGATATCACTCTTAATGATAAAGATATTGCCATTCTAATAGAATGTATCCAAAAAGCAAAATTAGATAATTGTAGACATATGAATCATGCAGAAGCATTATTAGAAGGGTTTGTGAAGATATTTCTTGATGATAATTATGAAAAATATGTTGGTAGGTATTTAGAATTGGTTGGGATATATTTGAAACACAATCATAAGATTGAGGATAATAAGATTGAAATGTTGTTAAATAAGACAAGAGAAGAAATTGAAGATGATAAAAATTATGTATTTCATTTTGATCCAGTAGATTGGGCAGGACGTTTGGTTGAAACTGAGTGTAATAACATGGAGGATATGCCAAAAAGATTAAGATTTTTTAATAATGATGATGAAATAAAATGATTTTGTTGTATGTAAAGTAATAAATAAAATTATTTGACATGAGTATGTTTTGTGTGATATTATGCTAATATAGAGGTAAAGGTTACTGATTTTAAAGCATATAATTAATAAATAAAATTATTGTCTTTGTTCACTCTTTTGGTTCGATTCTGTTTTGATACATATGTTTATACAAGTGGTTATGACATATGAGATGATGGTATAATAGATGGATAAGAATGGAGTGATTGGGATGCCAAGATTTAATAAGGTAAATCAAACAACAGGGAAGAAAAGAAGTGATCAAATAGGGGTTGTGGTTGGATATGAATTAAAAAGAAAATTGGAATTATTATCAAAACATCATAATAGAACACTATCTGATTTTTGTAGGTTAGAATTGAGTAAAATTGTAAACAAAAAGGAATATATCGAGATATTGAATATGATTGATAATGAGCAAGATAACGATAGGTAAATGACTTAATATGAGCTTATACAGTAATATACTAGTCTATAGTACCTTTGCACAATACTATAACATCTTCTATAATAATAAATGTAAGGTTGAATAAATCAATCGGCCTTAACATCATTAGAGTAGAGGGGATAATTTATTATGAGAGAAGTTACAGTTCAACAAATGTTAGGTTTAATTAGTTTATCATTTCAAGGTAAGCAAATTGAAGTTGATCTTAGCCCTATTCAATCGTCAAATACCTATCATTGGTTTAAGGCAGAATTATTAAGGGATATGATTGTGTTTAGTGATATGGATAATAATCATCCACAGGAGCTTCGATTCTATTCTGAGGATGTAATTGAAATAGATTATGTAGAAGGCGAGAATGTGTTTCAGAGCGTCTTTACGATAAATATGAAGGATAACACTCAAATTCAAATCTGTGTCTATGAAGAGCCTGTGAGATGCTTTAAATGCGGTTTAATTTTGAATGAAGGTCGTAGGAATACAGTTTGGGAAGTAAATTCTAGTGGAGGATATGGCAGTCATTTCGATTCTGAGAGGGTTTGTGTGAAGATATGTGATGATTGTATGTATGAGTTTATTTATGGTGAGAAGTTTGTTGATTTGGAAGGTTGTCTGGATGGAAGTTGTGAGGGGAATTGTGATGGTTTAGAGGTTGAGTTGAAAGTTTTGCATTGATTTATAGATTGTGATTATTATGGTTTGATGTTTATGGGGAGTAAACTCTCCCCTCTTTTTAAATATCATTATTTAATTTCATTACACTTTATGGTAAAATGTGTATGAAAGAGGGTGCTGTATTGTTAAGAACAAGAACACCAAAAAAGAATATTCGCCGTAAGAAAGTGAGGTGTGAATCACTAGTGAAATATGAGTATAAGAAACCAATGACTTGCATTAATACAATGAGAGACATAATTCAATCTTCAATGAAAGAAAAAGGAATTACTCCAGAGCAAGCAAGGAAGTCCATTGGAATTAAAAGATATGAAAAATAAACGAAAAATACGTCCAAGGGTAGTTATAGATACTAATATATTCTTAAACTCTTGGATAGATGGTATGGGCAGTTGCAATTATATCTTAAAACTTATTTCTATTAATAGACTAAGATTATTATTTTCACAAGATACTATTGGTGAGTTTATGTATGTAGCAAAAAACTATTGTATATCAAATATGAGTAGTGATAAGTCTAGAATCCCATTTATGCAAAATTTAGCTGAGATGTTTTATTTGGCAACATCAGTTGATACTTCAGAAACATTGTGTCCAAAAATTAATGATATTTATGACGAAATGTTTCGGAAGTGTGCAATTGAGGGAAAAGCTAATTATCTTATCAGCAATGATTTTAGAAGTGGTATGCACGTATTAGAGATGAATGATAAAAATGATATTAAGATAGTTAGTTCTCAGGAATTTATTAAAATGTATGAAGAGTTGTTAGTTGGGTAGGAATTTATTTAGAAAAAATATTAAATATTTTAAATATTTAGAGAAGAATCCACTGATTTTTGTGGATTCTTTTTGTATTGTATGGAAATTTAATTAGATAGTTTTAGCAAATTATTGGACGCTTTAGTTTGCTATTAAATAAGCAACATCAGTTTAGCTAACTGTAGAAGGGAATACGCTCCTCCCTTCTTTTTTGTTGCCTTTTTATAATGTTTTGGTTTGGAGTGTGGGGCTTGGTAGGGGTAAGAATATAAAAATTGAAGGAGTGTGTTTATTAATGGGAAATCAACACAAGGAATGGACAAAGGAAGAAATAATTAAAGCAATACAGGACTTTTATAGTAAAAATGGAAAGACGCCAAGAAGCAATGAATTTTTAGGTAAAAATGGCTTACCTTCATATGCCCATACACTAAAAATACTAAATTACAGGTTTATAGAAGATGTATTTAGTCTATGTAATTTAGAGCGTACTGAAGCAGACGTAGCAAACAAAATAGATAAACAATGGGGATTAAATAAACTTATTGAACACTTCAACACATATAATAAAATACCAACTAGAGAAGAATTTAAAAAATACAATCTTACTCCTGCTCATGGATGGTATGGTAAAAATTTTGGCAGTTATGAAAATGCTTGTTTTGAAGCAGGACTTGTGGATAAACCACTTACTGAAAAAGAAAGAATTAGTATTGCTTTAGATGAGTTAGAAATATTAGCAGATAAATTAAACAGATGTCCTACTGTGTTTGAATATGAAAATATCAAGCATAAAGGATATCAGAGACGAGATTTAGAAAAACATATAAATATGAAATATAATGATATTTGTAAAAAATATATACCAAAGTATCAAGTTAATTCTAACAAGGATATATCAAAGGAAACAATATTAAAAGATATGAGTGATATGTTGATTAATAATGGTGGAGCTATGACATATGATGATATGAAAGATAAAGGACTACCTTATTCTCAGTCTATTTTTGATTCTAAATGTAATATGCTGTTTAATGAAATTATTTTACATTTAGGATATACACCTATTGGTACTACAACTTCAGTAAGAGAAGAAGAAACAATGTTAAATGATTTTAATAATTTGTTTATAAAATTAAAACGAGTACCATATACAAGGGATTTAGACGGAATCGGAATTGCTAGTTCTTCTACATATCTTAGTCATTTCGGATCAGTAGAAAACATATGCAAATTGTTGAATATTGATTATACTAAATATTATAAGGGTACAGGAGCAGGAAAAATATGTTTTGATAAAAATGGTGGAAAATGTAGGTCTTTTATGGAATGTGTAATAAGTAATTATTATATTGATAATGGTTTGATCTTTGACAAAGAAACATCTTATGATGAATTTTTTGTCAAAGACACTAGAAGATTTGATTGGAAATTATCTATTAATGGAAATAATTTTTATGTAGAATATTGTGGCATGTACTACCCAAATAAAATGAATAGCGATATGAATATTGCTTATGTTAAAAAGATTAATAGTAAAATAAAAGACTTAAAAGATAGTGGAAATTATGATAAGTGTCTTTTTATTTTTCCTGATGATATAAAAACAAAAACATTAAAAGAGATATTCGAACCATTTCTTGGAATTGAATTGTTGGACATTACAAATACATATAAAATAAATACTGTAGAGTATTTCACAAAAACGTCTGAAGAACTCTTAGATATTATAATGAAATATAGTACAAATACCAATATATTACCAAGCACTTCAATAATTTCAAGTAAAGAGGGAGGTGCTTATAATGAAATTAGGAAAAGGTTTAAGACATATAATAACTTTGCTCTGCATTTCGGGATGACAACAATGTGTCCACCTAACAGAAAATTGTTTCTAATGTAATCAATCAATAAAATTATGAAAGAAGGAAATAAAAATGGCAAACAATAAAAAACTTACTCTCAGTGCTGTTCACAAGGAAAACTCAAAATTTAATGAGAAAACAGTAGTTCCTCTTATGGATGGGAAATATGAAATGGTAGTAAATAAATATTTTAAAAAAACTGATATACCTAAATTAATAGGTGAATATATGTCAATTAATGAACAACTAAAAGAAAGTGGAACAAGTATTGATGAATATACTGATAGCATTTATTTGTTCCATATTTTAATTGTTAAGTTTATGACTAATATACCTCTTCCAGAAGATGCTGTAAGTTTAATTGCTTATATATATGAATTAATCAACCTCAATTTACTGAACGAAATTATTGATGCCTTACCGAAGGAAGAAGTTGATAAGGCGAGTGGTTGGATAAAAGAAGTATTACAAAAGATGCCAGAAGTAACCCCACAGATTATGGAGATGATTGTAAATAAAATGAATGCAGAACAAATAATTGATATAAATGATAATTCAGATAGTACGATCATTTAAATATTGATATCATTTGAGAGTAACTAATTTATATTTGTTGCTCTCCTTATTTACAATAAGTGGTTTTTAAGGAGTGGTTTAATATGTCTATTTCAGGAGCAATTGATAATTTATTAAAGTCAAGTAGTTTTCTTAATCAATTAAAGGCAATTCAAGCGATTGCGGTAAGTGAATTGCAACAGGCTGTAAATGAAACAATATATGCTCTTCCAGCATCTCCAAATTATGAAAGAAGTTTTTCTCTACTCAATTCAATAACCGCAGGAGATTTAATTGTTACATCAACTTCAATCCAATTTAAAGTATATTTTGACCATGAGAAAATGAGGCATACGTCTCTATTTGGATCTACTAAATTGGGTATTGCCAAAGGAGCTTATGTTGATATTGAAGATTGGATGAATGATGGTTTTTCGTGGGGAGGAGTTTGGGAAGGAGTCAATGACAGATTCCATGATAGAAGTGCGTCTCATTTTATGGAAAAAGCAATTGTAAAAATACAGGCAGATATAGTTGCAAGAGTTAAAACAGCAATTAACATAGAGGTTAGAAAATTAAATAGGTTCAAGTAAATTTATTTGTATTTAGTGATGTAATATCATATACTATAAATAGTAATAATTTGCAGGATGTGAGACAATGCAAAAATCAAAAATTCATGTGGGTGATATTTTTGGTGGATTAGTAATACTTTTTGTAATTTATTTTATGGTATCTCAACTATATACTAACATTCAAAAAAATTCTAATCAAAGTAAATTACAAAAATATTACAATTCAAATCCCAACAATTATATGCAAGATATGGAAGATCAAGAGAAAATTCAAGATTTAAAGAAAAACATTCAAAGTAAATTTGAAGAACAGAAATTATATCAATAAAGTAAATCATTTTACCTCTCATTATGGGGGGTATTTTATTTGCCCTATTCTTGTGTATAGGGTTTATTTACTATCCCATAAAACTAAAAACGAGAGGTGGTTAAACTATGGCAGATGATTTTTCAGGTATTCTTATAAAAATAGATATTGCAAATTCACAAAAAATAATTAATACACAAATGACGGAAATTCAAAATTGGTTTAAGAATAACCATAATTTAAAAATAGATTTAAACATTAGTGATAGTGCATTAAAAGGATTAGAAAAACTAGGTAAAGAATTTGGAAATACAACGAATGGAATTCGTAGTGGTTGGAAAGATATTACCAGAGATATAGAAAAATTAAACAATATAAAAAACATAAAAATAGATATGGTTGAAAAAGATGGTATTTCAAAAGCGGTACAAAAAGTAGGGGAACTTAAAACTGCTACAGGTCAAACTGTTCAAATTACTCAAAAATTAGTTAATGTGCATGATGATGCAGGTAAGATTATTGGCGAAAAATGGGTAGAATCAACTAGAAAAATAAAAAAATTAAATCAAGATACTATAAATAAAATGGGTCAAGATTTATCTAAGTTTAAAGCAGAATTCCAAAATAATGTTTTAAAATTAGATGGGAGCAAGTCAAACTCTTTTGTAAGTAACAATGATCTTAAAACATTAAGAGAATTAAAAGCAGAACTTGGTGGTATGGACATACGGAATTTCAATGTACCTCAAGACTTAAAAGCTAAATTAGACGAGATCAAATCTTCTTTTGATAAAATTAAAATATCTGCTGATAATGCAATGAAAGCAACTAAATCTTTAGGTACTGGTAATACAGGAACAAGTACAGAAACGATAAACAAGATATCAATAGAAATAGAAAATTTAATTAAACAGTATAAAGCTGCAAATATTAGTGCAAAAGAATTTATGGATACAGGTATTAAATTAGCAGGTAATACAGACATTGATCAAAGAATTAAATTATTAAATGTTTTAAAAACTGCCCAAAAAGAATATGATTCAGTAATTAATCAAGAAAGTAAAACAAATAGTAGTATTTCTAATAATGTTTACGCACAACAAAAACAAGCATTAGAAGGCGTTTATTCACTTTTAAAACAGAAAATGGACGCAGAAAAGAAAGGTCAAACAGAGTTAACTGCCCAATTGCAAGAACAATTGAAAATTGAAGGACAAAAATATGCTCTTGCTACTAAGAATATTAAATCAGGAGGATTAACGGATTCTTCAAGAGAGATTGAATTATTAAATACAAAACTTTCCTTACAAACTGAATATAATAATAGAAAAACTAAAGAAATTGATATTACACGCCAAAACAATCAAAATAATGCATATACACAATTAGAGCAATCTCTAAAAAATATATTAGACTTATCTGGAAAAAGGATTGATGCCGAAAAAAGAGAACATATTGAATTAACATCTCAATTGCAAGAGCAAATTAGGTTAGAGGGTCAAAAATATGCTGTAGCTAGACAAGATATTAGGTCAAGTGGATTATCCGATTCTTCTAGAGAAGTAGAATTCTTAAATTTAAAAAATACACTTCAAACTGAATATAATAATAAAAAAATCAGAGAAGGAGATATTTCTCGCCAAAACGCTCTAGATAATCAACATTGGTTAAGTATTCAACAACAAGATTTTGCATCTCAAACTACGAAATTTGCACAACAAAAATCAGGGTTGTATAATACGTCTGAATTCGAGAGACTTCAAAGAGAAATGGCATCTCTAACACCCACTACAGATAATGTTAGACAAAAAGTAGATAATCTAAAGGCATCATTTAGAAGTTTAGATGCTGAAGCAGTTTCTAATGGTTTAAATAATGCTAATAAATCAGCAATGTCTTTTGGAGAGTCAATTCAAGTCGCGGCTTATAAAATGGGAATTTGGTTAGGGGTTGGAAATTTAATTTTTGGGGTAATTTCCCAATTAAAACAAAGTTTGGTATTTTTGTCAGATATGAACCAAGGATTCACTAATATGAGTCTTGAGATGACAGATGTAAACTTAAACTTTAATGAAATTACTCAATCGGCAAATAATTATGCTATAGCGATGGGAACAACTACAACTGCAGTAATGAGAGGTTTAGAAGTATTTTCGACTTATAATAGTACCCTTGAGGAGTCTATCAAAAAGACGCAAGCAGCAGCAATTATGTCGAATATCACAGGGCAATCTATGACGGATAGTGCCGATCAATTAATGGGTACTCTTGCCCAATATAGATTAGGAGCAGAAGATGCGTTAGGTATTGTAGATACTATAGCATCTGTTGCCAGAAACTTACAAGTTGACTTTCCCAAGGCTGTTTCTGAGATTTCTAACGGTATGCGTACTGTCGGGGCGGTAAGTGCGGAAGCTGGAGTTTCTGTGCAGGAATTGTCGGGAATGCTCGGAACCCTTGTCGAAACAACTCGAAGATCGGGGAGTCAGGTCGCAAATGGTCTAAAAATGATATTTTCTAGACTTGGAAATGTTGGTGAAGATACTAATCCTGAAGAATTTGTAAGAATAGAAAAGTCATTATATAATATTGGCATAACAATGAAAGATTCCGCTACTTCCATTAAACCAGCATCAGTTTTACTTCGGGAAATTGCTTCACGTTGGTCGACATTAAATGACATAGAACGACAAGCAACGGCTACCGCAGTTAGTTCAATTTTCCAGAGAAATATTTTCGTTAGTTTAATGCAAAATTATGACAAAGTTCTACAAAATACAACATCTGCAACCGATGCAAATGGAGTGGCTTTACAAAAACAAGATATTTATATGAAATCTTTAAAAGCCCATACATCGGAATTTGTTGCCAGTCTACAAGGGTTATATTTATCAATGGCAAATCAAGATACCCTTAAAGGGTTGGTAGATACTGGAACAGGTATAGTAAATGTATTTTCAAACCTTTCAAGTGTTTTGGGTACAATTCCTGTATTGTTAGGAACTGCTGTTGTTGGTATAGGGTTATTTTCCAGTAAATTCCGTGAAGGAGTTATGGGCTCTGTAGGATATCTTAAAGTTTTACAAATGGAAATGGTTAAAACAAATTCAACGTCGGTTATTGGATTTAAAGGGTTTGCTACTGCTGGATTATTAGACAATATGAAAAATTTCTCTGATAGATTAAGGGCGATTAGAACTCAGTTAAGTATTGATGCTGTATTTGCAGGTACTTCTTCTAATGTTTCAAGATTAGGAACAGCATTCCAAGCATTAACTGGAAGAACCATAGGTTATACTACTGCAATAATTGGAGCAAGAATTGCTACAATTGCTTGGCAAGCAACTTTAACAGTGGGATTATCTTTTGCAATTTCAGCTATAGTTTCTGGAATAATTAATTTTACACAAAAAACAGAAAAAGCAAAAGAAGCATTTGAAACATTAACAAAATCAATTTCTCAACTTAAATCAGAAACATCTGAAATCCCATCTCTTATATCTCAATATGAAGAACTATTTCCAAAATTAAATAAAACAACAGAAGAAAAAGAAAAACTCTCTACGGCAACCTCCAGACTATCATCTCTCTTTGGAGATTCTGTAATCCAATTAGATTCTGAAGGTAAAGCAATTCAAGTGGATATAGAATATGTTAAACAATTAACTCAAGCTAAAAAAGACTTGTTAATTACTCAACAACAAGAATTATCATCTAAATTTAATTCTATGGGTAAAGATCAATATGATGAGATATTAGAAAAACAAAATAGAATTAAAGAAATTAATGCTGAAATTTCTGAAAAGAATAGTAAAGTTACCAATTTACAAAATTATAATGACTCAAACCCTGATGACTTTATTAGTGCTAAAGTAAATAATAAATTCATTAAAGACTATCAAGAATCAATAGCGGAATTAGCTACAGAAAGAACTAAATTGTCAGGTGAAAGCAATGAAATACAGAAAACACTTTCTCAAGAAGCATACGCTTTTGATCAATCTACTGAGTCATCCAACAAATTAAGTCAAAGTTTAATTAATAATTTATCAAAAGCAACTTTCGATTCTGGTAAAGGATTTAATGACCTTTTATCTGTAATGGGAGTATTTAGTAAATTAGACGTGTCAGAAGTATTTAAAAGAATATCTGAAGATATGACCAAAGGTACTACTACTGAAAAAGCAACAGAAGATATCAAAGATATGGAATCTGCTTTAAATAAATATGGTGTTGAGGCAGATATAGTAACTAATATTATTAAATATTTTAATAATGCTATAAAATTAGATAATGCTCCAAAAACTACTAATTCTATAAAAGGTATTGCTATATCATCAAAAGAATTAGCAGATAGTCTTAAAGATGTAACTTCTGTAGCAACTGATGTTTCAAAAGCTATGGAAGAATATAATGAGACAGGAAAGTTATCAGCATCAACAATTGTAGATTTAGTTACAAAATATCCTCAATTAATTGACCAATTAAAAGTTGAAAATGGACAGTTAACATTAAACAAAGAGGCGGTTCAAAGTTTACTTCAAGTTCGCATTGATGGAATGATAACATCTCTTCAAGAATCTATAAAATTTACTGAAGCAGAAGCTGAAAATACAAAGGTAAGAATCAATAATCTTATACTTGAAGCAGAGGCGATAGAAAGAAGAAATTCCGCATATAATTCTGGATTACCATCGTTTTTTAAACCAACTGTTGATTTAACTAATGTAGATGCCACGGGTGGAATTCCATATGCCAATAGAGAAGAACAGTTAAAATCAGAAGCAGAAGCTAGATTAAAAGCAGAAGCAGATATTTTACAAAAACAAATTGATGCTGACAATGCTACAAAAGATAAAATTGCATCAATGAAAGCATTACTAGGGAATATCAAGTCTGCAGCATATTCTGGAAGCTATCCATCAGCCCAGAAAGACAAAAAAGAACCAACCTCTTCCCTAGCAGAACAGGTCGATATTGAAGAATCCCTAATTCGTTCATTCCAAACTCAAGTAAAGCAAACAATAGAACAAGGAAAATTACTAGAGAAACAATTAGCAACTGCAAAATCTGCTAAAGATTACAATGCAATACTCTCTATTACAAATGATCTTATCGAAAATCAAAAACTTCAAATTATACAATTGGGAGAAGCAAAAGATAAGGTTGAAAAAGAATTTGCAAAGGTTTCTACTCAGTCTGGATTTCAAAATACCTCACAATGGATAGATCCTAATGGAGAAGCAACCCTTTATTATCAAGAACAATGGAATGCTAGTTCAGTTAAAACACAAAAACAAATGTCCGCAACTTTTGATAAATTGTCTAAACTTCAAAAGGCGTGGACTGATAATACCACCGCTATTAATACTACTATAGAAGCTCAAAAAGCCTTTTCCCAACAATCTCGCGAAGACCTAATAAAATCCCTAGAAGAACAATCCCAAGCCCTATCCTCCTCCGAAACCACTTCTCTAGAATCCTCTTTCAAAAACCTAGACATCGAATCATGGATAAAAGACAACATCACAGCAACATCAGAATGGTCAGACGTAACGGCCTCTCTCCAAGAAGAATTAGAAAAATTAGGTAACCCAACAACATTTGAAGGACAGAAAAAATATAATGAATATCTTCAATCCTCTGCTAAATTAGCTGCTGATGCTCTAAAGGCACAAAAAGATTATCAAAAAGAAGTAGAAAAAGCAAAGCAAAATGCTCTTTTTGAATCTACAGATGCAAATCTTCAAGAAATCATGGACAAAATCGATGCCGTAGACCAAGCCCAACAATTATCAAAAGGTGGAATATCATCTGCGGTTCCTAAAATTGATATGGAAATTGTCCCTCGCATAGACTACAAATCAGTAGAAGAAGCAATAGCAGAGATTCCTAAACCAAATGTTGATGAATATGAATTCACTCCACCTACAACATTTGTCACCTTTATCCACGACGAATTCACAAATGCTGTATTAAAAGCTAAAAATGACGTAGCAGATTTAACATTAAAAATCAATTCTCTAGGAGAAATAACTCCTGCTAATCAAACCGAAGTCCTTGGTTATTATCAAAAAATTCAAGATGTATTAACTACTCTTTCTAAAACAGCATCAGAAGCAGAAGTAGGACTTAACATCAGTTTAAAGAATGGTGAAATATCTCAAGAAGATTTTGATGAAAGACTAAAAGCAATTCAAGTTGCAGATTTAGAAGTTCTCGCTGTTCCTAAATTTGAAATGACTGCTGATGCTCAAGCAAGTCTTGATGCTGTAAAAGAAAAAATTGGTTCTATTGCAGTAAATACAGATACAGAAGAAGCAAATAAAAAGATTCAAGACTTAATAAAAGACAATGAAGTAAAAATTACAGCTATTTTTGAAGATTCCGCTGCCTTACAAGCTAAAGCTGAATTGCAAATTGATACTTCTTCAATTCATACAATTTATGTTCAAACTGTAGAAGGAGAAAAACCAGAAGGTTTTGCAAAAGGAACAAATTACTCACCCTCTGGATTAGCTATAGTCTCAGAAAAAGGCAGAGAATTAATAAAACTTCCAAATGGTTCAATATATCTATCTGGTGATGATGGAGCAGAATTAGTAAATCTTCCTAAAGGAACAGAAGTAACTCCTAATGATGAAACTGAAAGAATCCTCAAACTAAACAACGGTAAAATCCCTGCATACGCCGAAGGTACTGGTTCTCATATCACTGATATAGACTTCCTCAATGATAGTTTAGATGAATTTGCTCAATCAATTTCTGATGTTTCTAAAGAAATTGCTAAAACAACAAAAATTGTTGCAAAAGACAATACTGCTGTAGAAAAATCAGATAAGAAAATTGCAGGATATGAAAAAACTCTATCAAAATATTCAAATGAAGATGGAACATATAAGGATAAATATGTTGGTTCAAGAAGTGCTGAGAGAGCAGTTGATAGAACACAAAAAAATATCGATAAAGAAACAGCTAAAAATTCTGAATTAGTAACAAAAGCTGAATCAGATCAAGCTATTCTTGATGCTCAAAAAGCTTCAAAAACTGACTATACTCAGAAACTTATTGCAACTCAAAAAGCATTAGCTAATTTAAATTCCGCACAATATATTGAACAGAAAATTAATCTTTATCAAGAAGCTATAACGGTTGCATCTGAAAATATTGATAAATTATATGATTCCATCGCTAAGTATAAAAATGAAGATGGAACATATGAAGACAATGAGCAAACAAGAGCAGTCCTAGCACAAATTAAATCTAATTTTGAAGCTCAGAAATCTGCTCAATTATCAATCAAACAATTAGTTAAAGAGAGGTTTGAAGCTGAATATGAAGGATTTGATAAAGCTCAGGCAAAAGCTGAAGCTCAAGTTTCATATTTGCAAAAAACCTTAGAATATCAAAAACTAATTGGTGCAAGTATCGAAGATCAATTAGCAACTGAGCAAGCAATTCAAGACGAAAATCAAACTAAAATGGATTCGCTCCAAGTCGAAAAAACGAAAGCCGAAGCAGACAAAGCGGAGGCAGAAGCACAAGTAAAAGCAGATTTAGCAAAAGTTGACCCTAATTATACTGCAACTGATTTATCAAATGCATTAGCAAATTCACAAGAATATAATCAAGCGTCTGAAAAACTTAGTGAAGTTAATTCTAAAATTATTGATGCTAATATTGCAATTAAACAAACTGCTCAAGAAATTGAAAATATTAAATTTGATAATCTGGTAAAACCGTTCAAAGACGCGATAGCTCATCTACAAGTTTTGTTGCAATTACTTGATGAAACTGATTTTGAAGGAAGTATTGCTAATATTGAAGCACAAATGGCACAAGAAGTATCTATAATTGCATCTATTAAACAGCAAATTGCTGAAACTCTTGCAGATACATCTTTAACAGCAGGTGAAAAAGCAACGAAAGTTTCTGATTTAACAACTCAGTTAAATGAAGCAGAACTTGCAATGAAGGGTTTAATTAATTCTGAAAAAGAGTTTCAAAATAAGCAACTTGCAGCTACTTTTAAAACTCAATATGAAGCGATTGAGAAAACTCTTTTTAATGGTTCAACTGAACAAGAGGCACAAGACGCTTTAAATCAGAGAATTGCATTGCAGGAAAAGTATCTTTCTGGAGTAAATAATAATTATCAAATACATAGACAAATGTGTGCATGAGTAGACATTTGTGTTTATTCGATAAACGTTAAGCTCCGCATATAACGTGAGTTGTATGTAGCGATAGGAGACGTATAACAACCTATCCAATATCTCAACAATTGCTGGCAATCGCTAAGAGCTAACTAAACTACAACGTAGGTATGAAATAAAACCAAGCGTGAATGTTACGAAAGTAGAAAAAATTAGTTAGATGGCATACGGTTAAATCCTAAGTGTCACAAACAATGCGTCTTCAGCAGCATATATCCGAATAGGATATTGTTCAACGATCATTCCCCTTGAGGGAAGTAGGGCCAAGTGGCTCGAAACGAGAGACTCCTTATTTATATTATTAACAAAATATAAATATAATAGTATAATTAAGGATGATGATATGATCTGTGCTGTATGGAAACATGCAGATGCGAGTAATGTCGCTGGTAGAGATTAACGACCTCTATTGAACACGCTAAAAATAATATTCCGAATGTGTATACTTTTATTTATTTAATAATTTTAGTGGGACAGAGGGTTGCTCCTTTTCTAATTACTGCAAATAATTAGATTACCACTATTTTTATATTACCAACTTTTTTGCAGAAAGGAGGTGAGAGGATGTTAAGGTCTTATAAAGTAAGATTATTACCAAATCAAATTCAAGAACAATTATTATGGAAACATATTAATACATCTAGATTTGTTTGGAATTTTGGATTGTCTCACCAATTAGAAAGATTTAAAAATAAAGAAAAACATCTAAGTGGTTATGATTTGAGAAAGATGTTCACAAATCTTAAACAACAAGAAGAATATATATGGTTGAAAGAAATTTCTGCCCATACCATTTCTAATGTTTGTTTAGATTTAGATGTTGCTTATAAAAGATTTTTTAAAAAGATAAGTGGGAAGCCAAAATTTAAGAAAAAATATAAATGTAAAAACAGTTTTCCAATAAGGCAAGATAGCTTTTATTTTAATAATAATTGTGCGACCATTGAAAAAATCGGAAAAGTAAAATACCAAACTAATTATGAATTACCACAAGGTATAAATCTGCAAGGTAAATTTAGTAATCCAAGAATTAAATTTAAAAATAATAAGTGGATTTTAAGTTTTGGTATGGAGTGTAATAAACAAACACAAATACTTACTGATAATAAAATGGGGATAGATTTAGGAGTTAAAGATTTAGCAATTGTAAGTTGTGGAGATGAGTTTAAAGTTTTTAAAAATATTAATAAGACAAAGTATGTAAAGAAAATCAAAAAACAATTAAAACATGCTCAAAGAATTGTTAGTAAAAAATATCATACTAATAAATCTTGGAGTAAGTCTAATAATATAATAAAAGCTGAAAAACGAGTTAAACAATTACATAATAAACTATCAAATATCAGAAAAAATTATATTCATCAAACTACAAAAGAACTTGTAAATAAACTTCCAAAAAGAATAATAATGGAAGACTTAAATGTGAGTGGTATGATGAAGAATAGGTATCTTTCAAAAGCAATTCAGGAACAATGTTTTTATGAATTCAAGAGACAAATACAATATAAATGTGAAGAATATGGGATAGAATTTGTTCAAGCAAATAGATTTTATCCAAGTTCAAAAACATGTGCATGTTGTGGATTTATAAAGAAAGATTTAAAACTCAAAGATAGAGTTTTTGTATGTCCTGATTGTGGATTCGAGATTGATAGGGATAAAAATGCTAGTCTTAATCTTATGAATTATAAAGGTTAATTGATTAAAATATTGAGGATTAATTAACTTTTTAGGACTTTGGTGCATCCGAAATCAAGCCTTTTGAGTGCTACATCAAATGAGAGTAGTTTTAGCAATAGAACAAAATCAGGCACGATGAATAGGGAAATAAATAAAAATATACACATTTGGGTATGTTTTTAGCACCAGCAGAAAAAGACTTAGAAATAAGTAAAATTAAAGCACAAATTCAAGCTGAAGGTTTGACTCTAACTGCTGAACAGACCGCTTTATTAAATACTCAAGGTGATATTGAAAAATCTTCTATTGAACGATTACAAAAACAGCTTGATATTCAACAATTGCAATTAAAAGTAAAAAATCTAATGGATCAAAAAACTATTCAGCAAATGACAAAAAATGCAGATGGTACATGGGATTTTGCTTATGTTGCGGACCAAGAAGCAATTGCTACAGCTCAAGAAGAATTAGCAAATAGTCAAGTTGATTTAATTAATTGGGAACAGGACGAAGTGAATGAGGCAGATCAAGAAAAACTTGATGAAAAGTCTAAGTATTTAGCAAGAGTTAAAACTATAATGGATAATGCTCTAAATGGCGAATATGATAGCATGGAAGATTTTAATAGAGCAATGACCAATTTAAACAAAGAATATATGGGCGATATGAATTTGATAAATTCTACTGAGTGGGGAAGTATTTTAACCTCTACTCAGACAAATTTGGATAATATTGAATCTGCATATTCTACTTATGTAACTAATATGGAAGAGTTAGCTGTTAGAGCAAAACAAGCATTACAAGACATTATTGATGCTCAAGCTGCCGAGGCAAAAGCTAAAACAGATGCAGCAGCAAGTCAACAAGCAGCTCAATCAGCACAAGAAAACAGGGCTAACACATCTTATGAGTCACAAACAGCAGAAATGAATGCTAATAATGCTAATGGCAGTGTCCCTACTGTAAATGTAAATAAAGTGTGGAATGTAGGTTATTCTGGTGCTCAAAGTGGTACTCCCGATGTTACAGTTACAGATAGTCAAGGGAATGTTGTACCTGTAACAGTAACAAGGACAAATGATTCAAATTTTGCTGTGACACCAAATCAATCATATGTTGAAGGGCAAACCTATACTATTGTAGCTGGAGGCACTGTACAAGAGTTTAAGACTAGTAAAACTGGAAGTTATGCTGAAGGGGGAGAAACTCAGAGAACAGGTTGGCATTTTCTTGACGGAAAAACTGGAGCACCTGAGAGGGTTCTTACATCAGAACAAACAGCTTCATTTAATAAATTAGTTGATATGTTACCAAGTCTTGATATTACTAAGATAATGAATGACTCTGTATTAAAAGTTAGGAATATGGCAGATATATTTAAACCTGTTGATATTGTTTCTAGCATTAGTGGGATACTTAAACAAACTAGTCAGACAGTAGAAAACCATTTTCATATCAATAAACTTGAATTGCCAAATGTTAATAATCAAAACGGAATAGATGGACTGATTCATGGTCTCAACAGTTATGCGATTCAGTATTCAAAGAAATAAAAGTACAATTCTAATGGTTTGTGTTTTAAAGAGTTAGAGGATTAATTTCTTCTAACTCTTTTTGATAAATAATTTAAGGGAGGTTTGTCATGGCAAGAGGTCAAGGAAGAATTTCAGATAATGAATTGAATTCAGGATTAATAAATGAATTAGATGCTAAAGCATTACAAAGTGGTTTAGATAATTTGGCAGGGACTGGACGAACAACAGAAACGGTTAAAGGTGTTAATGATACTGTTGTGTCGCATTTGACGCATTATGTCGCGTAACACAATTAGAAAATTAAATATAAAAAGAGAAGATAATTATGAGTTATCTTCTCTTTTACTACAAATATAAAATCCTAAAAATAAAGGACTGATAAAAAACAATGTCAAATAAAAAAGAAATTTTAATGGAATCAATTGACATATTAATTGCTGAGAGATTGAGTAAATTAAAGTTCTTACGTCTTCTAACTGGTGTAGTGGTCTCGGTTATTGACCCTATAAATTATACAGTATTAATAGATGATTCAGAAACAAGTGCAAAATCTACAAATGGTATTACATATTTAGTGAATGATATTGTAGAAATTTTAGTAGAAAATAATAATTTACAAAATAAAAGAATTTTATGGAAAAGACCATAAAACAAAGGTGGTGAAATAATTGGCCCTCACAACTCCTTCGCTTACTACAATTTTACCATTCTCCTCAACTCAATCACAAATATTTAAGTTTTTAGTTAACTCTGGTGATCAAGTTGTAAGAAATAATCTTGTAATCGAAAATAATAGCACTAATGTAGAAGTTTATAATCAGTCAGTAGAATCTTTTCAATTACAGCATATTTTACCTGTAAATACTTTAACTAATGGGATAGAATATCGTGCAAAAATACGCACAGGGAATTTAGCAAATGAATGGTCTTTAAATTTCTCTGAATGGATTTATTTTTATGTATTATCATCTCCCATAATTTTAATTCCAACAATAGATGAAAATCATAAAGTTTATAATTCAACAATTAATTTTACAGCAACATATACTCAATCTGAAAGTGAATTAATGAGTTCTTATAAATTTCTAATTTATGATACAAATCAGAATTTATTAAAAACATATTCTGAACAATTTTCTGACGGTACAACTCCTCCAATTACTCAAGAAATAACAGGATTAGAAAATGAAGAATTATATTATTTAGAAGTAAAAGGAATTTCAATACATTCGCAACTTTCAACTTCTGGTTTAATTGCTTTTACTCCTTTTTTTATCACACCTAGATTAATTACAACACTTAATGTTGAAAATCTTCCATCTCAAGGTGCAGTAAAACTATCTGTGCAATTAATACAGGAAATTGGTCAAATCGATTCTGGAACAGTTACGTTCATAGATAATAACTGGGTTAATTTAACTAATGGTCAAATTAGTTTTCAAGATGGTTTCCAACTTGGTTCTGATTTTATATTAAAATTATGGTGTAAAAACATTCCAGATGATGTTGTATTTTTGAAATTGATTTCTGAATATGGAAGAATTGAGATTATTAAATATGAAGATAGGATTCATATTTTTAAATATCTGAATGGACTAACTGCAATTGTTCCACATTTTATAAGTAATAGTTTAATTGTTGGTGTAGATGTTGAGTTTATGATTTATTTACAATCGTTAAATAATGCTTTAGAAATAACACAACAATTAGTAGTGTAAAGGTGGTGAAATAAATGTTAATTGGAATAGATGCGTTTGATAGTTCATGTTTTCAAACGATTGTTGCTTTTCCATCATTTTATAGAATAGAATTAAGCAATTCAGTCGTAGATGAAATATATATTGATGAAGATACTGAAATTACGGATTCGATAATAAAACCTGTAGCATGGGGATTTCAAACAATATTAGATGCCCCTTTTAGTGATGATTCGTTAGAAGGTGGGTCAATTTCATCTGGAAATGGTCTAGTGATAGATCATATTTTATTTCAAAAAAGAAAAGCAGATGAATTATATTGGTCGAATGTTTCTCAAATAATATATGATGGAACAAGTACATTTTATGAAGCAATAGATAAATATGTTGCTTGTGATTTTGATTATGAATATTCACTTTTACCTATGGTAAATGGCGTTCAAGGTAATCGTGTGACTAGTCCTACGATTACAGCTTTGTTCGATGGGGTATTTCTCTCAGATAAGGATAATAACTATTCATTAATTTTTGATGTTGAGTATGGAAGTCGAGAGCACGTTACTCAGAGCACAGAATTAATGCCTTTAAATGCTCAATACCCAACTATAGTTTTTGGAAATTCTGATTATGTCAAATTTGATATAAAAAGCACTTCTGTTTCGGATACAACTTATAATTCTGGAGGCAAAATTGATATTAAACAAGAGAAATTAACAAGGAATAAACTTCTTAATTTTTTGAAGAATAAAAAACCTAAAATTTATAGAGATGGAAATGGTAATATATTTTTAGTATCATTACTTAGTAATCCTACTGAAGAACATCAAAGTGGAATAAATGGTATTGCGAAGGTTTCATTTGTTCTTGTAGAAATTGGAAATTATGAAGATAATGATACACTTATAAATGCAGGTTTATTAGAAGGATTAACGACAACTTAATTTAATCATTTTTTAAAAGAAATTGGGTGATAAAAAATTAAATGGCAAATATAACACAAGCAGAATATAATGCTCATTTGCAATCTACTAGAATTTTAAATGTAAAGGTAGAATTACTTAATTCTTCAGATGCTAAAATTGATGTTCTTACGGGTGTAAGT